TCCCCCTAGCCCCCGAAGGGGGAACTAGTGATTAGTGGTTAGTAGACAGAAGACAGAGGACAGAAGACAGTGACTAATGACAAGTGACTAACGACTAATCACTAATAAAAGAATAAACTAAAAAAATAGAAAGAAATGGCAACAAATTGTTTTGATAATGCTCCTTTTGAGAGCTTGGACAGCTGTCCGAATGACGAGGTGAGTGGGGGTATCAGTACGCGTATACTCTATGCCCCTATTGCCTTCCTTGACAAATGTGTGCTCCCACCTAATACGGGGGAGCTAGGTAAGGCTAACACCATAGAGGACGGGAACCTAACCCTTATCACGGGGAAGACGTGGAAAGGGATTGATGTACAAATCAATGAAAATGAACTGAAGACGAGCCTTGTGGGCAACGCGGGGAACAAGAAGGCAAAGTCAGACCTTGAAGCAAAGATTCCACGCTTTTCGGATAAGGTGCTCGACTTTATCGGGCGCTACAAGAACGTGCCTATGATCTTTGTCGTGCCTGATGCTGTGGGTACTTTGTGGGTAGTGGGAACAAAGATTAACCCTGCCTTTATGGACTCGGCCGATGCTACCACGGGTAAGAAAGCCGAAGATGATTCAGGGGTAACGCTGAAGCTCACCACGAACTCCAAGCTGTACAAGTATGCAGGGAGCATAGCAGAGGGGTAGTGGTTAGTGATTAGTGGTTAGTGGTTAGTAGTAAAAAGAGACTTATGGCTAATGATCAAAAAGTAAATAAGAAAGTGGCGGGAGCTTCCCCCTCCAAAGCGGAGGGGGAGGTGAAGCGCCTAAAGCCGAATTTGGCGGAGTGCTTCGAGGTGCTGCTGCCTGGAGGGCGCGTGTATTACACAGGGGAGAAGGAAATACAGGCGGGCTTGCAGATCGTAGACCTCTCGCGGGTGCCTTACAACGCCCTAGTGCTATACCTTACAGGGTTTAAATACTTGGGGCTGAAAGAGGGGGCTGTAGAACTCTTCTCGGAGCTGGGCGCGGCAACCCTTGAGAAGCTCATCGCCCAAAAGCGAGAGCAGTACCCTAAGGATGTGCCGTACCTAGAGCGGGCGCTTCAAAGGAAACGACAAGTGACTAATGACTAATGACTAACCACTAACCACTGAGATATGGATTATAGAGCGCAATATAGGCAATTGGTTGGAGATTTGGAACGCCTTGGGGGAGACCTTCGAGGCGTTCCTCGTTACTATTCGCTAGAAGCAGAAGCAAAAGTAAGGCGGCTAATCAAAGAACGACAAGGCGGGGGCGGGGAGCCCCCGCGGGCGAATAGGGAGTCCCCGCGGACGAAAGATAAGGGCGAATTGCCATTCGCCCCTACAGTTGGCGGGGAGCAGGGGAAAAGGGAGGATTTGATTGCGGATTATCCTGTGGCGCTGCATGGGGTGTATAGGGCCAAGCGGGAGGCGTGGCTTCTTGCTTGTTCGCTGAAACTTACACTGAATGCCATACCTATGGAAGAGGAGGGCAAAGCGCGGGAGCTACAGCGGCAGCTCTGGCAGCTCTTCTCAGCTATGGACAACTACGATGTGGTGCTGCAATATTGGCGTGATCATAAGAAGATCCTTGAACCACAAAAGGAGGATTACAGCCGCCTTACCCCCGTGGAGCTGGTACAGCGCCGTAATACGCTACGGAGTAATATTGTCTCTCGTGAAAAGAGCCTTGCCAAGTGGGAGGAACAAGCGAGGAGTGAAGAACTAAGAGTGAAGAGTGAAGGAGGAAAGAGCGGGAGGAGCTTATGGGTGCTTCAGGAGAAGATTGCTAGGAAGCGGGAAGAGGTGGAACAAATGAAACTACAAGTGAAGGAGGTGGAGAAGTTGTTAGTTGTTAGTTGTTAGTAATTAGTGGTTAGGGGTTAGCAACTAAATTTTTCAAAAGTTGTCCTTTGGCAGTGTGGGAGGGTGCAGTACCTTTGCTTATTATTAACAGCAAATTGCCAAATATGGAAATCGAAAACACTAGTACTGAGCTTGCCTTGTGTGCAGAGGTGCTCATAGGAAAGAATGTGGATAAAGCCAAGACGAACGAGAAGGGGAACGGTTACCCGCTGATCGTAGGGGCTTCGGATATACAGAAAGGGCGTATCGCCTGTAAGCGGTATGTGGAGGCAGAAAAAGTAAAAAACCCTGTATTTGCCCAAAGGGGCGATATAATCCTCAGTGTAGTGGGTACTCTGGGTAAGATAGGGGTGATGACCATAGAGAAAGCGGTCTTATCCGCTCATGTGGTGGCGATTCGCCCGAAAGAGGGGGTTAGTATGCCTTACCTTGCGGGGATCTTGGGGCGTATGGTATTGGACATTCCTATTCCTGATGAGTTTGCCACAGGCTTTTCCAAGAAATTGGATATAGAAGCCCTCAAGCGGCTACGCTTCACCTTGCCGAACCTTATCGTACAGGAATACCTACTGGCGCAAATGGCTTCTATTTGTTCGCTAACGATGGCTTTATACGCTGACAAAGAGGCTTTGCAGGATACGGATAAGCTCATAGACTACCTAGCGGAGCAGCATTCCAACACCCGAGAGCGTTATCGTGAGCTTATAGGCTCGCTGGGACAACTGGTTTCGGAGATTTCCAAATGGAAATCGGACGAAATGACGGACTACTTAAAAGAACACTTTTCAGGAATTTTAGATCGTGTAAAAAAGATATAATGAAAATAGACAAAGAGATTATAAGCCTATTGGCCAAGTGCCAAGTAGAAGGGAATCACCTAAGGATCACCGAGCAGCTGGATCGCAAGACGTATGCCCAGCTGAACAAAGTACTTACAGCCCTTGGTGGGAAGTGGAAAGCAGCGAAGAAAGTGCATGAGTTTGCCGAGGACGTGGAGGCGCTTCTGGAAGAGGTGATCACCACGGGGGAATATAGCTGTATCAAGAAAGATTTTCAGTTCTTCCCCACGCCGCCCGACTTGGCAGCTGAGGTGGTAGCCATGGCAGGCATTCGCCCTGGTGAGCATTGCTTAGAACCCAGCGCAGGTACGGGTAACATAGCGGCGCTTATGCCTGATTGTGACTGTATCGAGCTGAACGAGAAGAACCGCAAGACTCTTCAGGAGAAAGGGCTCAGGATCGTAGCGGAGGACTTTATGTCCTTCGAACCTCAGAAGGAGTATGATGTAATCGTGATGAATCCACCCTTTAGCAAGGGGCAGGACGTAGCCCATATCACCAAAGCCATAGGCATGGCCAAGCGCTGTGTGATAGCTATATCCTCTGCCTCGGTGTTATTTAGAACGGACAGCCGTACTCAGGCATTTAGGGAGCTGGTGGCACAATATGGGGGTAGTATAGAGGAGCTGCCCGCGGAGAGCTTTAAAGAAAGTGGTACCATGGTCAATACAGCACTGATAAAGGTGTTTAAGTAGTAGGCAGCAGGCAGAAGACAGAGGACAGAAGGCAGTGGTTAGTTGTTAGTGAACAGAAGACAGTGTCTAATCACTGACAACTAACCACTAATCACTAACTACTAACCACTAATAACTAACAACTGTAAAAAAATGGCAAAGAGAGTAACGACGGATTTGGTCATCACGATCAACGGGAAGCAGATAGAAGAAAGCTTCTATGGGATTTCCGCAGAGGTGAAGAAATTAGAGCAGGATCTTAAGAAACTTACCCCTGGGACGGAAGCCTTCAAGAAGAAAGCGGAGGAGCTGAAGGAGGCTAAGGCACAGTTTGAACGGATCAAAGCAGAAGTACAGCAGGCTACGGCGGCGCTTGATCAGGTGACGGGGAGTGCAGGACGTGCAGGCTCCGCCCTTGAGGAAGCGGGTCGCAAGAGCGCGGGCTTTTGGGAGATTGTAAAAGGAGTGGTTACGGGGAACCTCCTTACGGGCTTTTTTGGGCAGCTTACAGGCATGGCCAAGGATTCGGTGGGGGAGCTGTTGGAAATCTCCGATGCGATGACGGGAGTGGAGAAGACTTCGGGGCTTGCCGCTGAGAAGGTAAGGGAGCTGTGGAATGACTTTGACGCACTGGACACGCGTACGGGAAAGAAAGAACTGCTTGACATCGCCCAAATAGGAGGGCGCTTGGGGATTACGGACAAGGAGCAGCTGCGGGAGTTTACCGAGGAGATAGATAAGATCTACGTTGCCCTTGGGGATTCGTTCCAGGGAGGATTGGAAGCGGTAACCACTAAGGTAGGTAAGCTCAAGAACCTATTTGAAGAAACCAAGCAGCAGAACTACGGGGAGGCGCTCAATGCGATAGGCTCGGCGCTGAACGAGCTGGGCGCCAATGGTACGGCCAGTGAGGAGAATATCTCGGATTTTGCCACGCGTATAGGTCAATTGCCAGGGGCGCTGAAGCCGACGATTTCGCAGACCTTGGGGTTAGGGGCGGCCTTTGAGGAGTCGGGGATAGATGCAGAAATTGCCGCCAGCGGGTACTCGCGGTTTATGAGCGTGGCGGGTACGAATGTGGAAGCCTTTGCCAAGCAAATGCGTATGTCGGCCGAGGAAGCCAAGGCGCTGTTTGAGACCAAGCCAGAGGAGTTTTTCTTGAAATTTGCCCAAAGCATGAAAGGCTTAGGTGCGGAAGGTACGGCGGAGGTGCTCAAGGGGTTGAAGCTGAACACGCTGGAGGTGCAGAAAGCCATAGGAGCGGCGGGGGACAATGCCGATCGCTTTCGGGATCTGATGAGCTTGGCAGGGGAGGCTATGGAAGAGGGTACCTCCATACAAGAGGAGTTCAACAAGGTCAATAATAACACGGCGGCTATATGGGAGAAGATCAAGAAGGTATGGAAGGAGACTTTTACCAGCGACCTCGTACAAGGGTTTTTCTCCTATATCGTCCAAGCGCTGGGCTGGCTTACAGGAGTTACGAGTGAGGCAGGCGATGGGGTGAAGGTGTTTCGTGAGCGGATTGCCTTTTTGCTAAAGACCATAGTGGTCTGTACTGTGGCTGTGGTGAGCTATAAGGCAGCGGTGAGCCTTGCCGCAGTGGCCACTAAAGAAGCGTGGCAGCAGTCGCTGCTGTATAATGCAGCGCTGAAGGTCAAGACGGCGCTAATGCAGGCGGGCAGAGCTGCGGCGCTGCTGTTTTCGGCAGTTATACGAGCTCTTTCTTTGAACTTTAAAAAGGCAGGAGAATCCATGCAGGCCTTTAATGCTATTACGAAAGCTAATCCTTGGTTATTGCTTGGGTCAGCGATTGTGACAGTGTTTACATATCTGGCGTTGTTCAATAAAGAGCAGAAGGAAGCCAATAGGCAGGCAAAGCTATTTAAGGAAATCCAAGCGGAGGTCTCCAGAGCGGTGGAGGATGAAAAGAGGAGCATTAGTACCCTTGTGGGGATTATCAATGATGAGACCAAGAGCAGGCGGGAGCGGGAGATCGCCATGAAGAAGCTGCAAGAGATCGCTCCAGAGTACTTTAAGACCTTGGATATAGACAAGCTCAAGACAGACGAAGGGCGTAGGGCAATAGACCAATACATAGCTTCACTGAAAACCAAACGAGAGCTGGAGCGTATTCAGTCCAAAATCAAAGAGAAGGAGGACAGCTTCGACGAGGCAAAGAAGAAGCATGTCAAAGAATACAAATCCAAGTGGAATCCTGTTACTTGGGGCAGCAATCTGGACGACTACGCAGATACTTATGAGGAAGAGCTTTCCAAGCAGATGAAACCTTACATGGATAGGTATGCCAAGAAGCAGATTTCGGAAGAAGAATTGAAAAGTATCTATACACAAAATGAGCGCTACCTAAAGGCTTTCTACAAAGACAAGACGGAGAAACTTAAGGAGCTGAAAGACGATATTACAGCCCTTGAAAAGGCAGAAAAGGAGCTTGTAGAAGCGCAAATCAAGCAGGATGCGCAAACAGCAGCCCCTACTACCATAGGAGGCAGTGGTACAGACAGTACAGGAGAGGGCAAGGGCAAAAAAGAAAAGGCGAAGGACTATTCCAAGGAGTACGAAGCGGCTAAGCGGGCGCGGCTGGAGGCGGAGCAGGCGCTGCAAAAAGAGATAGCCCAAGGGTTGGAAGAGAGCCTAGATAAGCAGCTGGCCACTACGGAGCAGAAATACAACGAGAAGAAGTTCAAGCTGCAACAAGAAAACGCTACGCTGGAGCAGGAGATAGGCACGCTTGCGGCGGAAAAGAGCAACGATCCCAATCGGGAGAAAGCCATAGCCGAAAAGCGTAAGCTGATGGAGCTCAACAAACAAATAGAGGTAGCCTATGAACAGCAGAAAGAGCAGGAGCTGCTGCAAGTCAGGGAGAAATACCACGCCAAGGAAGCCGAGCGCAGGGTCAAGGAACGCAGCCGTGAAATAGAAGCCCTGCGCCGCCAGAAATCCGAGGAGATCATAGAGATACAAAGCCTAGCGGACGCCAAGGCACAACTAAAAGGCCAACTCTCGGAGCGGGAGCTGGCACAGATTAAGACCCTTGAGCAGGCTAAGAAAGCCCTTAGGGTGCAGGCGGAAAAGGAGTTACTGGAGGAGAGCCTTAAGAACTTTGAAGAGCAGAAACAAATCCTTATGGGTTACCTCTCTACCCTTACAGGGGAGGCTAAGGAGAAGCTCGTGGAGGACATTACTCAGATAGAGGATAAGATGCTCCAAGCGCGGGAGAAGTTGGACGATATTAAGAACAACAAAGACGCCAAAGAGGAGAAGGCAGCAGGACAGGAGCTGGAAAAGGTGGATGTGTTGGGCTTTACGGCTAAGGACTGGGAGGATACGTTCTCCCACTTGGACGAGATGAGTAACCGCTTTAAGGCTGTGGATATGGTAGTGGGGGCGATGAGTAATGCCTTTAGCCAGTTTGCCCAATTGCAGCAAAACCTGAACCAAAAGGAGCTGGCCACTTATACCAAGAACCAAGAGCAGCAGAAGCAGGCGCTGCTGACAAGGCTCAACCAAGGGTATATCTCTCAGGCGCAGTATCAGAAGGAGCTTGCTAAGCTAGAAGAGGAGGCACAGGCGAAGAAGAAGGAGCTTGCCGTGAAGCAATTCCAAGCGCAAAAAGCGATGAATATGATGAGTATCGTGGCTAATACGGCTACAGGGATCATGCGGGCGTATTCGGATGCAGGGCCTATTGCGGGGAGCGTATTTGCCGCAATTGTAGGTGCCATGGGGGCAGTGCAATTGGGTATCGTAGCGGCGCAGCAGCCGCCGAGCTATGCCAGGGGAGGTTATACCAAGGGCTTGGGCTTTAAGGACGAGAGCGGCCAAGAGGTGGCGGGGATTGTCCATGGCGATGAGTATGTGGTACCCCAGTGGCTGAAGAAAGACCCCGAAGTGGCGCAAGTAGTGGAGTGGCTGGAAGCCAAGCGCTTGGGTCAGTCGCCCAAGGGATATGAAGCAGGCGGGGAGGTGGTGGCCAACTCGCAGCAAGAGCCACAAGCGCGCAGCTCACAGCATGAGCTACCAGCGCACGAGAGCAATCTTACGGAGGTGCTGGGCAAGCTCAATAGTACCGTGGAGAAGCTGCAAGAGGAGGGCATAGAGGCGTATATCGTAGCCGATGCCAAAGCAGGAAAAGAGTTTAGGCGCGCCATAAAGGATTTTGAGACACTACGAGATAAGAGCAAGCGGTAGGGGTTATCCCCCTAGCCCCCGAAGGGGGGACGAGTGGTTAGTGGTTAGTTGTTAGTTATTAGAAGTATGGAAGACTATAAAGAGGAGATTCGGGGGCTGATAGGGAGGTATTACAGCCCTTGTGCCACGACAGAGAGCTGGGTGTGTACCTATAAGAGTACCCTTGAGCTACTGGCTATGGTGGTGGGGGTGATCCCTACTACCCCCATAAACGAACACGATATATACGAGGTGATGAAAGAAATGGGATATACCATAGAACTGGTGGCACAGGAAGCAGGTGAGGCGTTCTTGTGGAGGATGTATCAGGTTAGTGGTTAGTGGTTAGTTGTCAGTGGTTAGTTATTAGGGGTTTAAAAAAAGTCCTTTCTGAAGTGGAAGGGGCTTTTTATTTTTGCGATAGAAGGAAAAACAAAAAAAGTAAAATCATTTATGGGAAAAATTTTTGTGACCATGTGGATCCTCTTTGGGATATACATATTGGTTTTGGTGATGATTATGGCAGACTTGTGGAGTGGTTTGCGCAAGGCGAAGAGCATGGGGGAGGTACGTACCTCGTATGGGTATAAGCGTACCGTGAGTAAGGTAGCCCAGTACTACAATGTACTGATAGCGCTTACCGTAGTGGATAGCATGCAGATGAGTGCTGTGTGGTACTTTGAGCAATATTACGGTAATCAGCTGTGGTTCTTTCCCTTTATGACCCTTGGAGGTGCCTTTTTGCTCTGCTTGATAGAGATTAAGAGCATCTATGAAAAGGCGGAAGACAAGGTAAGGCTGGACAAGGCGGGGCAGGTGATGGGGAAAATCATTATCAATCGGGAGAATGTGGAGGAGATAGCCGCCTCGATAAAGGAGTACCTTAATGATAAAGACGACAAACAACTAAAAAACGAATAAACTATGCCAACACCGAGATACAAGATACGCCCTGACACGGGCGATTTGCAGGAGTACCTATTCGAATACAATGGGATCCTAGCCCTAAAGAACTTCGTGGCGCGAGTGGATGGGGAACGCCTGATCCTACACAGCGCGGCGGATATGAACTTTTCCATACTGGACGCGCTGGTGAGTGAGGTAGAGATAGACGGGCGGGTATATGACAATGCAGAGGCAGCGCAGGAGGCGCTCATGCGATTGACCTTCAACACTAATAGGCCTGTGCTGATGACCCAACAAGAGCGGGAGCTGCTGCAAGGGGCGCTCCAGCGGGGCACGTATGTAGGTACGGCGGCGGATCTTAAGGCGCTGATCGATGGGAAGGTGGATAAAGTACCAGGGAAGATACTATCCACTAATGACTTCACGAATGAGTTACGTGCCAAATTAGAGGGATTGCGGAATGTGGATATATCAGGACTATTACCCAAGGGAGGTTATACAGGGACAGCTCAGAACCTGAAGGAGTTGATAGATAATATCATGCGAATCCTGCAAAGT